TGCAAAAAATCCTGCTATGAAACGTAAACAAACCCTAACAACTCGTACGAAGCATTCAATGACTAAAGCAAAAGGAAAGAAATAATGGAAAAGAAGAAATCTGGCAAAAAGATGCCACCATGGATTGGCTCAAAGGCTGATGAAAAGCAGGACAAGAAGCTCGAAAAGGGCATGACTCCAGCTCAGAAGAAGAAGTTTGAAGCAGCCGATAAAAAGATGGATGCTAAGAAGCCTTCCAAGAAGGAAGATATCAAAAAGGATAAGGCTCTAGCAGCCCGTATTAAAGGAAAGAAGAAGTAACAATGGCTGATAAGAAAATGACCCCAAAGCAGATGAACCTTGCTGCTATGTCAGGAGATAAGAAAAAGATTACTAGAGGCGATATTATTACCGCCGCTAAGGGTAAGAAAACTTCTGCTAAAAACTGTTCTTGTGGCAAGTGTGCCGCTTGTAAAGCAAAGAAGAAGATGTAATCCCAACACAAACATTTAGATTAACCCTGACAACGTCAGGGTTTTTCTTTATCCTTATACTATAGGAACCGTGCGGAACCTATCTACTTATGTAGTTTGCGCCTGTAAAGGATTTTGCGATGTCTTCTCCAGAATTTAAACCCTGGTGGACGAAGGTAAATCAATATTTAGCATTCCAAGAGATACAAGAGTTTACTCAAGGAGCTAACGGATTGAACCCAAACCTTCGCCACGATGTACTCATGGGTATGCTTAGCTCAGGCTACATGAACGATAAATTCGAAAGACCGCAATCCCATACAGGTAAGAAGCAGTAGTGTTAGACTATTTAAAGCCCGCATTCGAAGCAGCCAAAAAGGACTTAGTTAAAGAATTAACTAAGCAGGTGCGTGTCTACACCCAAAATCAAGGTTGGCCAGCTAATATTGCCAGTTCTCTTACTGTAAAACCTGGTAATAAATCTTATAAAATTGATAGCGCCTACTACCGTAGCCAGGTGTTTGACCTAGAATACCAGGGCAATAATAAAGGTACTCTTCGTAGATTCGGTAATATGAATTCTGAATTTGGCAAAGTGTTTGCCATTCTTTTTAACGACCGTATAGAAAAGGCCAACAAATGACCTTTATCCTTGCTGAAGATGAAGCCCTTCGTATAAAGCTTCAAGGTATGACTGTAGCTGACCAAAAGTCAGACGGCCAGGATGTTCCTCGTCCTGTAGGTGTTTGGTTTGGCCAACCAGACCAAGAAATTCGTAACCAAGCTTTTCCTTATGTAACCATTGATATGGTTGACATTCAGCGGGATGCTGAACGCGAAATGCGTGGACTAGTAAACCCAAACTATCTAACTCCTGATGGAATTGACCCAGTAACTCAAGACTTCGTGGTGGATATTCCTATCCCAGTTTATATTGACTATCAAATTACAACATATGCTCGTCATCCTCGCCATGACCGAGCAATACTGGCGCAACTTCTAACACAGAAGTTCCCACTTAGATTTGGCTATCTAGAAATCCCAGAAAAGAGTGTTACTGTCGGTGATGTCACCACTAACACTATTACTATGAGACGCCTAGATGTCATGAACGTCGCCAAACGTGACGTAACTGAACAAGCAAAACGCTTGTTCATTAATTCAGTCTCTGTACGAGTCTCCTCCGAGGTTGTACAAGGGCTATTCCGTCAACTCTATAAGGTGCAATCAGTTACTGTCAATCCTCCTACAGGCACAAATACTTCTGTGGACTGGGATAATATTGACATGTTTACTATATCGAAACAATCTGGAACCCCCTGAAATAATCATCTAGTTAAGGAGAAACAATGGCGACATATAATCGTCCTGGAGTGTTCATCAATGAACTTCCACTGGCTGCAGCACCAGCAAACATAGCTGCAACGGCTAACGCCGCAGGTGCTGTAATTGCAGCATTTGAGCGTGGCTCAGACCAGATTACAAAGGTAACGTCATGGTATGACTTTACTAACATATTTGGTGGTTACAATGCAAAATACCCAGCGACTTTTAGCGTTGGTTCATTCTTTAAGAATGGTGGAACTGAGCTTTATGTAAAGCGTATTTTCCCTTCTTCTTCAAAGAAAGTGGCAAAAAGTGCTGTTACCTTTACGGGTACTGGAACACCTGCTTCAGGTACTCTCTGCACTATCGCAGCTAAGCACCGTGGTCTAGATGGAAACAACATCCGTGTAGCTATCGTTGCTTCAAAAGCCGTGCGTCTTGCTGGATACTATGACATTAGTGTTTATTACGATGCAAACACCCCTACTACTAACAGCATTACTGATGACGTTATTGTAGAGCAGTTTAACGGCGTTATTTTCCATGATGCACTTTCTGGAGACTACGCTCCTACAGTGTTGGCATTTGGTTCTGATTACATTAAGATTCTTGAAGGAATTGAAACTGAATACGATACTTCTGGTGCTGTAATTTCACCTAAGGTAAACTATGTTGTTGCAAAAAACGTACTAAACATTCCGCAAACAGACACTATTGTTCTATCAGGTGCTCCTAACCCTGATGTTGACTTTGTGTATGCAGATTACACTGGTAACACTGTTTACAACCCTGCATCTCTAACACCAGGTACTTTTGCAGTTTCTGACTGTTCTGTATTCAAGGAGTTTGAAAACATTGACCAGCCTTTGGTATTCTTCCTTCCAGACGTTGTTGGCCGTGTTGCTGATACTACTGTTGGTAAGATTGCTACCCCAATTAGCGTGTTCTACGATAACACAGCTAAAACTGCTAAGTTTACAACTGCAACTGCACATCCATTCCTAGCTGGAGAACTACTAAGTATTAGTGGTTTGACTGCTCCTACTTCAGTTGTTACTACTGGTGTTGGAACTGGTACAACTACTAACTTAGGAACTACAGTTACTGTTACTGGTTCAACTTACCCTCTTAGTGTTGGTATGACTGTTACTATTAGCGGTACTGGTACTCTTCCAATTAATACAAAGATTGCTAGCATTACAAACGCTACATCGTTTGTTTTGGACAAGGCTCCAACGCTTGACCTAGCTGCTGCAACTCTGACTTTCAGCGGTCTTACTAATGGTGGTGGTGTTGGAAACGGAACATCAGCTAACGTAACCGTTGGAAGCGTAGTAACTACAACAGTAACGGTAAGCTCAACTGACGTACTGCGTGTAGGTATGGGTGTTACAGTTTCAAGTGGTACTGGTGCATTACCTACTGGAACAACTATTGCTAAAATTCCAAATGCAACAACATTTGAATTAAGTACTACGACTTCTACTGGAATTACCCCATTGGCTGGAGCCGTGTTAGCGTTTACTGTACCAAGCTTGACTTTCCTAAATGCTAATCTAACTACCACTGCAGTTACTACTACTAGTCCATTTACATTTACTGTTGGTGGAGTTTCTGGTGGAACTGTAGATATTGGAAATGCTACAAATGCTCTTGGTTTGAATGCTGGAACTGCATCATTTGACACTGGAAGTGGTTGGGGTATTGCCAAGGAAGTTTACAAGGCTCTTCAGTCTTGGAGCGAAACTGACAATTCTAGCAAGAGACACTTTGTTGTAATTGAAACTGCACCTGACCTAACTGTTGATGCAGCTTTGGGTCAAGCTGGTGACCTAAATGCAAGCAGCCGTTCTGCAGTATATTACCCACAGGTCTATATTAAAGACCCACTAGGTAAGTCTGGTAACGCTGTACGTAAGATGGGCCCTTCTGGTGCTGTAGCTGGTCTATACCTTGCTACTGACCGTCGTGTTGGTGCATTCAAGGTAGCTGCTGGTATTAACGCCGTTATTAAAGATGCAATTGCTCTTGAGCGTGCATTTAGCCCGTCAGAACTTGACCAACTAAACTCTGGAATGAGTGCCGCAGGGTTGACCTCAGGAAAAAATGTAGTTAACGCTATTCGTAATATTCCAGGTGCTGGTGTAGTTGTAATGGGTGGACGTACTCTGCTACAAGATGGTAGTGCAAACCGTTACATTAACATGCGTCGTTCATTGTCGTACATTGAAAAGCGTCTAAATGACCTATCTATCTTTGCGCTATTTGAAAACAACACTGAAACCCTATGGGCACGTCTCATTACTGTTCTTGGTGTATTCCTAAATGATTACCGCAATCAGGGTGGTCTACGTGGAACTACTCCAGAACAATCTTTCTACATCAAGTGTGATGCAGAAAATAACACCACAGCAAGCATTCAGGCTGGTGAGGTTCACATTGAAATTGGTGTGGCTCTTGAATACCCTGCAGAATTTGTTGTCATTAACCTCAGTCAAAAGACTGCAGAATAACCAAAGGAGAAATAATAAATGGCTGGACCAACTATTATCAACAACCGTTCAACTCTTGAGACCGACCCAATCAGAAACTTTAGGTTCCTGGTTACCTTCAAGCCACTTACTGGTGGCAACGCAGGTGGCGGTTCTTGGTTGAAAACCCCAAAGGTGACTGTCGGCTTCACTTCTGTATCGGGTTTGTCAGTAACTACTGACAGCATCCCTTACCGTGAGGGTGGCTACAACACCACTGTTCACCAGATTCCTGGTCAGACAACCTTCTCACCAATCACATTGCAGCGTGGTGTCGTACTAGGTACCTCACAGCACTGGGACTGGATGCGCAAGTTGTTTGCTACCGTTCAAAACGGCACCACTTCTCAGCAGGGTGAAAACTTCCGCTGTGACTTGGAAATTGAAGTGCTAACCCACCCAATTGCCGGTTCTGGTGGAAACAACCTAGAGCTAACTACTGCTAACTACAAGGACCACGTTTCAGCACGTTTCCAGGTGTACAACTGCTGGCCAACAGCTGTTGCTTACTCTGACCTAAACGCTGGTGACAACGCTTTGTTTGTAGAGCAGATGACTCTTGTTCATGAAGGTTTCGACATGAACTGGGGCACTGACCTAACAGCCGGTGGCTCTGCTGCAAAATTTAAGTAAATAGAAAAAGGATAATTATATGGAAAACAATATGAAAACTGCAAGTGGTGCTGAACTTAATAACGACCTTATTAACAAAGTACTGCAAAGCACAGAAACACAAAACACTTCACCACTAATTATCAACACTCCTTCGGACACCTTGGTGAACCTCCCTGCTGGATTTATTACTCCAGCTGGGGAGGTCATCAGGACCGCTGAAGTTCGTGAACTAAATGGAAAAGACGAAGAGGTTATTGGCAAATCCAATAACATTGGAAAAGCTTTTAATACTATTCTAAATCGTGCTGTAGTTAAACTTGGTGATTTACCAGTAACAGAACCACTTCTTGATTCTTTGCTTTCAGGTGACCGTGATGCTCTTATGCTAGGAATTTTTAAAGTTACTTTTGGTAAAGTAACTGAAGTGTCTACCTATTGCGTTGGTTGTGATGATTTTAAAGATGTAGAAATAGACGTTGACCGTGATATTAAAGTCAAGATTTTAGTAGATTCAATTGTAGACCGGGTGTTCACTGTTCAAGGTAAATCAAGTGTGTATGAAGTTACTCTTCCTACGGGAGTAGTGCAAAAAGAACTTGCAACAAGTACTGACCGTAATGGCGCAGAATTAACAACAACACTGCTACAGCACACTATTCTTGAAATTGACGGCAAGCCTGTTATGGGTAAAGCTCAAGTTCAAGCAATTGGACTAGTTGACCGTAAAAAAATTGGTGATGAGATTGCAAAACGTATTCCTGGCCCACAGTTTGATGACATTGTTATTGATTGTCCAGACTGTGAAGGAAAGGTAGTGGTTCCAATTAATCTTGGAACTTTGTTTCGCTTCTAAAGTATCGCACTACTACAAGTTAATGTCAGATTGGATGGCATTAACCGTAAGTTTTACAGGGTGGACTCTGAATGAAATTAAAGAGTTAACTCCTAAGGAAAGAGCTAATTGGCTAGAAATGGCCAAGGCTGCTGGAAAGTTAGTAAGGACTTAATATGGCTGATAGTTTAGAAGGCCTTGTATCCAGGCTTAAACAAGCTGAGAAGATTGTTGACAACTTAGTTAAGAAGTCATCTCAGTTTGACTCTAACATGGGTGGAGAAGGCTCTAAAGGCAAATCTGGCGGAGGCGGTATGCCTTCTGCTAAAGACATGTCTGCTGCAATGAACACCAGAGCTAACATGAGCCAAGGTCGTTTTGCAAAAGCTGCGATGAACAGACTTGGAATGCAGAGACCCGATGTGGTCAATATGCACGGAGGCTATGACTCTTCTCTTGGATACGGCACATTTGGAGGTCAGTTCCAAAGAATGCAGGAAATTAAGCGCTCCAATGAAGAAAAAATGGAGAAAATGAAGGATAGGGCTCAAGGAGCCTACCTTGGTATGAAGGGCATTAGTAACCGCAAAACACAGACAATGTATGATGGCAATGGAGATGCCATGACAGACCGTAATGGAAACGTTATGAAACAGTCTAGATTTGCAGCACTATCTCCAGAATCACAAGCAAACATTACCAGTAGCATGTATGGTCTTTCCGACACTGTAAAACTTATGCAGGGTATGCAAGGTGCTATTAACACTTTCCTTCCTGGAGTTGAAGGAGTAATGGGTAGGGCAACTGGGTACTACAATGCGGGTATCTATAGTGGTACTAACGCTGGGACTCTTTCTCAAAAAACATTTGGCAGACTTAGTGCAATGTCTGCAATCACTTCCCCAGGTTCAGATGCAAAAGTTGCTCAATACTTAGCTTCTCGTGGTATGTCTTCAAATCAAGACGTTTATGGTCAAACCATGAACACAATTGGTAACGCTGCTCGTTATATGAACATTTCAAATGAAGATGCAGCAGCCTCTATCGAAGGTTTGACTTCTGCTAAAGGCGCAGCAAGTGCGCTGCAGAATTTTGGTATTTACACCGCTGATTTGTCTACTGGTAAAGAAAAGACTCAGGGACAAATTTTTGAAGAACTAGCGCAACGTCTTACTGCTGGACGAGGACAAGCTAACCAAGAACAAACTATGTCGTCTATTCGTAGAGGTTCTCTTGGCGTAACTATTGACTCGTTCTTTAGTGGCGATAAGCAGGGTGCTCAAATGTTTAAACAGTACATGATAGACAGAGCCACTGGTGGAAATAAAGTCGACCTTTCTTCTTCTACAGATGTAACTAATGGGCTAGCTTCTAAAAACCCACTTGCATCACAAATGGCTGTAGATACCTCTGCAACGGCTGCAATGGATAGTGCGCAAGCAAGTTACATTAGCGGAATTAATCAGGCTAGCAACGCTCTGATGGCTTTAAATGCTACTGCTGGGGCTTTGTCTAAGGCTCTTGGTGGAGCTAGTGCAATGATTCAGACATTGTTTGGTGCTAATACTACTAAGGGCCTTATTGGTGGAGTAAACACCGCTATTGACTTTACAAGTAAAGGATTAGCTGGTATTGGTCAAGCCTTTATGGGTATGGATGCACTTAACCCTGCTCCTGCGCTTACTGAAATGGGAATCATTGCTGGTAGCATGGGTGCAAGCATGGGTGCTGCTCTAGGAAGCTCTGCT